CATTTCTATAAAGAACTAAATCAGGCGCAGAAGCAGATGATGTTTCTCTTCCCTCTAATAAAATATTTTCTGATGCAGAATTAGATATAGATTTAATAACAGGTGCATCTGTCCCCGAAGCTGTTCCTACAGTAAGTTGACTTGCTATAGATACGTCATCTGGTAAACCAATTGTAACTTTAACATCTGTACCAACTTTTGTTACAGCTGTTGTAACTTCATTAGTTGTACCAAGAAACTGTAAATCATCAGTAGCTAATGATACATCTTGTGTTGCAGAAGCATCGTCTATAGTTAAAGTAGTTGTTATAGAATTAGTAGATACCGCTGTAATTAATCCTTTTGCATTAACAGTTATAGCAGGTATGGCTGTAGCAGATCCAAAAGATCCTACATTAGAGTTAACGGTAGCTAAAGTAAGAGCTCCAGTATCTGCTAGTGTAGCATCTCCAGACATTACATTATCAATCCATTTAGATGTGCCTGTATCATACAGAAGCATTGCTCCATCTGCAGGGGAGGTTATAGTAGTATCAGTAAGTTCAGCTAAACTATCAAAATCATCTACCAGCGAATCTACATACGTTTTAATTTGTGCTTGTGTAGCTAACTTATCTCCATTTTCAGATATAGCCCCTGTTAAAATAGCAAAGCTAGGTATAGGACCATCTGGGTTTGTTATAGTTAATTGACTTGTAGTTGAATTTGCTACCCCTGTAATATCTCCAGTAATAGACACAAAATTACTACCATCGTATATTCTTAATGCTTTTGTTGAACCGGAAGTATCATAATAAACTCTACCTATTTGTAGATTATTACTAGGAGCTGATCCTAAAGGTTCAATAGTAGCTCCTTCTATCCTATTCCCTTGTAAGTTTATATGATTTAAATATTTGATTGACATAATATTTTATTTTTTAATTTAAAAAAGCTTTACCTGCAAATGTTGCGGTAAAAATAATTTGTAACTTAGAAGTACTAGCTTGATTGGTATCCCAATCTTCATATAGTATCTTTCCGTTTACAAGAGTATTAGATGTATCTACTACACTAACTGATGGGTACTTTCCTAAATTATGCGTTACTTGCCAAGTAGAAGAAGCAGTGTCTTGTGTATGTACTGTATTTATATCTCCTGATCCTGCAGGTCCTTGTGCACCTACTGATACTATTTTAATTGTATTGCCAGAAGTAACAATTTTATTGCTAGTAGCTTCAGAAACCTTGACTACATTTCCAGCAGGAGTTGATATAGTAACATATGTGTTTGCCATAATTATCCACTTACTGATTTAATTACTTGTACTTGTCCTTGTAATAGTCTAGTGACTACGTTTGATATTGTTATATCTAAATCATAGAAAGCTCTATTCCAATCATATGTAGCTGTTGTTGCTGCGGGTATTGCTATAGTAAATTCTCCTTGACTCGGATTACTTAACGTAATACCACTTCCTACAGCCAAATTTATAACAAAATCTGTATCAGACCTATTATCTTTAGCTTTTAATGTAATAGAAGATCCAGATATGTTGATTTTATTTCCAGAAGCATCTTCATAAGTTATAGTATTATTGAAATCTGCTCCTTGTTCTATTTTAAAATTGTGAGATCCTGCTGCCATTATAGTGAATAATCAAATACGTTAGGTTTACCTTTACCATTACTTTCTATAAGAGTATATCCAGCTGAACTAGAGAATCCCATAGATTCGCTATAAAAGTTGCCGGTAAACAAAGGAGCAACATCAATAGCTCTATAATCTGCTTGATCTACATACGTTTCTTGTAACGTATGAAAAACTTTCTTACTTTTTCTAGAATGCCAATGCCCTCCTAAAAGTACATTATACATTCCTTGCTTACCATACTCAAACATTATCTTTCCTAAATCTCTTCTAGATAGTGCGTGATGATTATGTGTCATTACATAATATATTCCGTCTATCGCACTTCCTAATACTAAAGGAGAAAATTCTACATTAACTTTGTCTAAAGAACTACGAAGCATATATGCTAGTAATCCTGCTACGTCTCCTTCATTGTCAACTTTAGCATCTGAGGTTGATCTATCATGATTACCAGAAACCATGTATATAGATTTGAGATTATTTATATTTTTTATAAACTCTCTCATTATCTCAAATGCTAAAATCACAACGTGATGCCCATATAGTCCTTTACCCATAGATTTCCAAGAATTTACGTGGTTAAGTCCTGTAAACGATTCTATGAAATCTCCTAGAAATATAACTTCTACTTTTTCATATCCTCGTTGGTTTACCTGATTTGCTATATCTTTTAAATACTGTATGACAGATTTAAAATTAAAATCAGGTGTACGTTGTAAATTTCTAATATCAGCGCCAATATGTAAATCTGCCAGACATACGACTCCTGTGTTTACACCAGGAATCTTTTTTATATTAACTTTAGATATCGCATAGTCAAGTTGTTTTTTGACCTCCTGATAGTCTAATTCTTCTGCTCTCGGTTTTAGCGTGAGCTTTACCTGATAATTAGTTTTTTTACCCGTTTTTGTACTTACGTCCCAAGCATTACAAGAATACCCGGTAACTTCATACTCGTTGACATCAATATCAAAGAACTTTATAGCTTCCTCTAATGAGGTTATAGGCTGTTCACCTTTATAATTATACGTAGTAGCTACACCAGATAAATTTTCTTTCATCTGTTTCGTTACTTTCGCAACCCGTCTTCTTAATGTTCTATGTGAAAATAAATCACATTTATCTAATATACGGTCTGCTGTTTTGCTAAAAGATTCTTTTGGATACTTTTTTAGGATGTCTTCTATTAATAATTCTAAGCTTTCTATAGTCACAATTATGCGTTTCTTAAATTTACACTTTTTCTTTAATATAAAAAAGGCGATATATTACCACCGCCTTTTCTACAACTAACTAAATAAACAAAGTAAAAATTACTTTTTATGCTTTTAGTTTTTCAACTTGAGCTACGATGTTAGCAGGTGTTAATGTTGAGTTACCGTGCTTAACAAAAACCCAAATTGCGAAGTCATCATAATTCTTAGCAATACCAACTGCTTTTGAGTTTGAGCTCTTTGTACCTTCAATTAAAATAGAAGTATAATCTCCAGAAACTGCAGATTCAGGAGTTTTGAAAGTTGCTGCAGATCCAGCTCTTCCAAATACACCGCTATCAGTGAATCCTTCTTTTTCTATTTTTTTCACATCCGCTTCTAAACCAATAGAAGGAACAGCAGCTGTACCGTATGCAAATGATGTTGCATCGTTACCTGCTAATCTAAAATGTGAGTTGATTGGTGCAGTGATAGTAATAGTTGCACTACTAACACTAGCTCCAAATCCAAAGAAAGGAGAATCTGACTTAGCAAATTCTGTATCCATTAAAGCTTTGATTGCAGCTGCAGCAGCGTTAGCGCTACCTGCTCCTACAGATTCAAAAGTTTTAACAGGAAGATTCATTGTACCTGCTGTTGTGTTAATAATTTTAACTTCTGCTAATGTTCCATCTTGTGCGACAACAGCCGTACTAGATTGTGCAGTACCTGCGCTTTTTGCCCAAGTTGTGACTTTTTTAACGTCCCCTTCACTGATAGGACCTACGTTTTGCGTACCATAAAATAGAGAAACGTCTTCTTCGCCTCCAGATAAATCTAAAGCTCCTGAGTTTAGTGCAGAAAAATCTGATCCATTTTCTACAAAACCAAACTTACCTGCTTGAAATGCACCTGAAGCAATAACGTCGCTATTAACGATAAGCACTTGTTTTTTGATTGCCATGATAATAAAAATTTAAAGATTAAAAATAAAGTTATTCAGTCTGTGAGCTTTCTGCAATATTCGTCTGGTATCTCTGTGACTCTGTGGCTTCTAATAAGTGCTTGACCGTTAGGTCTACTATTTCTTGATGTGTATGATCTGCTAACTCACAATCTACTCCCGAAGATAAAGAAATTTCTACTGGTGTCCTAATGTAATCTACGTTAAGTCCTTTTAATAGATAACTTTTGTTATTAAAAACTTTAATTTCAGTGTTATTTACTATGCCAATTGCACTATTTGAAGTGGAAGTAGCAAAAGGATTACCTAAGATATTATAAGCATCATCGGGTTCAATTATACGCAATGGTATTTCTTTTATACGTTTTACAGATATATTATCTAATCTACCATTAAAATCCGAACTAGGATTAATTTGTAGTAAAGCATTATCTGTTAACGCATGTAATTCAAACTGTTTAGCTACTGTAGCATGTGTAGTTTGATATATAGTTCGATTGTCTGGATTAGGTGGAGCTAAATAATCAAATGTAAATGATGTGTTACCTTTACCCGGTGTTCCTGGTGTTCCTAAAGAAATAGTAAAACTTCCAGTATAAGCACCGTCTTGAGCACTTGTTCCAAATACATTAACAGATATAAGATATTTATTACCTTTTTTAACTCTTACTGCATGTGTAGCAGAATCTGTAGATCCGTTTGAATGTACAATATTTTGATTTGCAATTGACCATTTATATGTAGTAGGATCATTTCCAGTACCTAATGTCCAATCAGTAGTATTATTTGTGCCATCTGCATTTTGAAATGTACTATTTGTAACTAGTTCTGGATCAACTTGACAATCATCATATAATATTTTGACTCTACCGTTTATTAAGAACATATAATCAGTAGGTAGATCAAAGTCTTCATGATCCGCATAAAGGTCAGGAGTTACTACATCGTCACTATAATCTAATACAGTGAGTATACGTAAATCATCAACTCTTTTTTGCGCACCGTGAAGA